GAGACTTCATGCGCATTTGCTTTCGAAGGAGCTTACTTTACCAATGCACAGTGCTCAGAACATTGAAAGTTCTTTGCACGATTGGTTTTACTATGGTCGAGATGTGTTTGAAGATCGTAGGAGTAAACTCCAGTTAGTGGCACAAAAATGTGAAATCGAACATCTGTGTCCAGCCCTTAATATTACCTATGATAAGCGTGTCAATCATTGGCGCCACAAATATCTTGGTGAGGAATTAGAGGACGAAGAGGAAATCGTAGGCTTGGAGTAGACGCCTTAAGTCTACTCGTCCAGTTGTCAATCTGGAACCTACGGGAAAGCAAAATTGATATGTATATATGGATACCAACGACTGCACAAATTTTGTGTACTTTCGTGTGTAGTTGTTAGGCTTTGTACATATAGGCACTCTACCCTTAGAGTACCCCTTTTTAGGGGAGAGATTCGCCATTTCAATGTAAACTACGCCACCCTTTGCACTGAGCAATGCACTGGGATTGTAATTATCGCTTACTAAAACTGTAAATAATATAAATAAATCGGGTATTACAATGTATCCAACAATTTTTGAAATTTTGTCTGACCTTAAGAAGTATAAGATTAATCCAAATCGATTTGATAAACTTTGGCACAAACATAGATGGGAGTTAGGGAAACATGTTTCGTATTTTGACGGAACGGAGATTCCTCCCAAAAATGTAGGCCGCTGTAATTGTATTGGTGAAGTTGGAGATCTGTACACTGTTCTTGAGTGTCAGAGTGGGGAAGCGACAACTGCAGATAATACAATTTTTAAAGTTGGCAATGAAGCCACTTATGAGAACGTGCAATTTTCTGATCAGCACGATCCGTATATGTATGATGTAGATTCCTATATGGACCCCACGCGTTCTTTACAGGACGCAAATGACGCCTCACTAGCCAATTTCTTTTCGCGACCAATTAAAATTGCGGAAGAAGAATGGTCAACCTCAGCCAATTTGAATTTCGATTTGGATCCTTGGAGTTTGTATTTTGATAACCCAAGAGTTTCCAATCGATTAAATAACTTTAGTTTGATGAAAGCAAATCTGAAAGTAAAAGTTGTAATCAATGGTAATGGTTTCCAATATGGTCGAATGCTAGTGAGCTACCTTCCTTTTGACAGGTATGATACTTTGTCTACTAATGCTGCTTTAGTTAGGTCTGATTTAGTTCAGGCTTCTCAACAGCCGCACATCTTTTTGAACCCCACAACATCCACTGGAGGGGAGATGAAACTTCCCATGTTTAACTATCAGAATTATTTCGAAGTGGTTGAATCACAATGGAGTGAGATGGGCCAATTATACTTTAGGACTTTGAATCCGCTTAAGCATTCCAATGGTGCAACTGACGTTGTTACTATTACGGTATTCGCTTGGGCAGAAGATGTTTCCATGAGTGTATTGACCTCTGTAGATCAAGATACTTTGACACCTCAATCTGGTGAAATTGAGATTGCAAATAAGGA